CTAAAAACTATAAAAGTTAATAAGCAGGATAAAATGAAAAATAAAAATAAAAGAAAAAGTATATATGTAGAATAATTAGCTCTATAAAATTAAAAATAAAATTAAATTTAGAGCTAAAAAGAGCCTGTTAGGAGCTTCTGGGTAGAGCCGGTAGGAGCTGTAATATTTATATATGACCAATACAAAAAACAATAAAAATAATTTAAAAATATAATAAATATATATTATAAAAGTATAATGGTATCATATCCTTTTCCTAAATGTAATGCTATATTTAATAAAATGTCAAATTATAAAAGACATTTGAATAAAAAGAATGATTGTGAAATAAAAAATGTAATGTCGAATGAAAATATAAATTTATGCACAAATAAGCAAGATTATGCTGAATTATATGCGAAAAAATGCCAAAACCAACATCCAGAGCCGTCAAATAGTGTGGACAATAAAAGTGAAGATATAGATGAAGATGAAGATATAGTGTGGACAATAAAAGTGAAGATATAGATGAAGATGAAGATAAAGATAATAATAATTTAAATTGTCAATATTGTTTAAAAAAGTATAGTTCCAAATCTACTTTAACAAGACATTTAAAGGATAATTGCAAAATAAAAAAACAAAAAGATATTGAAAAAGAAAATAAATTAAAAGTTTTATTAGAAAAAGATAAACTAAAAGAAAATGAAATTAATGAATTAAAGAAACAAAATCAATTAATTTTAATTCAAAATAAAAAATTAAATGATAAATTTAATAAGTTAAATAAGAATGATTCAAATAATAATCAAATTAATCAAATTCATAATACAATTAAGAAATTGGAAACTAGTATTCCTGCCAATACAAATTTAACAATTTCATCTCAATTAGTAGAACAATTAATTCAAAAAGATAAACAACTTGAAGAATTTATTACACAAAAAAATAACAATTTAAAATCTAAATCAAATATTCCTGATGATAATTTTGATGATTTACTTGAAACTAATACAATTATTGAAAATGAACAAATTGAAGACACCAAGCCAATGACATTAATTTTAAATAATGATATAATAGAATATAGAAAATCAGATGGCTATATTAATGCTACTCAATTATGTAAGGCGGGTGGTAAAAAATTTAATGATTGGTATAGATTAGATTCTACTAAACAATTAATTTTGGAATTTATAAAAAGTAATAAAGTTTGTGATGCGGGAAATCCCGTATCACAAACTAATATACTTTTTGATAATAAAATAAATAATAATTCTAAAAATGATATTAATGATTTGATATCAGAATATATTGATATTAAAAAAGGAAATAGTAATAATTTTGAACAAGGAACTTGGATAAATCCAGATTTGGCAATTCAATTAGCCCAATGGATTTCACCATCATTTGCTCTTCAAGTAAGCCATTGGATTCGAACATTATTTACCAAAGGTAAAGTAGAGGTTAATCTTAAAATAATTAAAGAAAAGGAAAATGAAATTAAGGAACATAAAAAAAGAATTAAAATTTTAGAAAATATGATTTTGAAAAAACAAACTAGAAATAAATATGATGAATCTGTTAATGTTGTATATATAATAACAAATGAAGATGCCAAACTCAAAAGGACTTACACAATAGGTAAAGCAAAGAATTTTGTTGATAGATTAAGTACATATGACAAATTACAAACTCACGAAGTTATTTATTCAAAATCTTTTGAAAATGAAAATATGATGAAAATTGCTGAAGATATAGTATTGGCAAAATTAAACAAATACAAAGAAATAGAATGTAGAGATAGATTTATCTTACCTATTGGTGCAGATATAAAAATATTTATTAAACCAATTACAGATGCTTATAATTTATTAAGTGAATAATTTAATTAATAATATCACATTGATAAATTAAATTAAATTATTTTTCTTTTAATAAAAAATAAATGTGTATAAGCGGAATAATAATCTTAAATATATAAAATTTAACATAAAAAGTATATATATAAAATAATTAGCTCCAATAAATTTAAAACTAATTTAAAAAGAGCCCAAAAAGAGCTGTAATAATTTAATATAAAATAATAATAAAATAATAATAAAATAATATAAAAATATATAAATATATATTATAAAAGTATAATGGTACAATATCCATGTCCTAAATGTAATGCTACATTTAATAAAATGTCAAATTACAAAAGACATTTAAATAAAAAGAACGACTGTAGTATAAATACAAAAGTATCAAATGAAGATTTAAATTTATGCCAAATTGTGCAAGAATATACAGGAGCCGTTCCAAAGTCAACAAAATCTAACCAAAATAATAGTAAAGAGTCTGAAAATATTGATACTGAACAAAAAGATAATATTGATACTAATGATTTTGGTTGCCAATATTGTCATAAAAAATACAGTTCCAAATCAACTTTAACAAGACATTTAAAAGATAATTGTAAAATAAAGAAAGAAAAAGATTGCGAAAAGGAAAAAATTTTTAAATTATTATTGGAAAAAGACAAACAAAAAGAAAACGAAATTAATGAATTAAAAAAACAAAATAAAATAATCACCAAACAAAATAAAAAATTAATGGATAAAATTGACAAATTAATAAATTTAAATGATAAATCATCACAAATACCAGTACCAATAACTAATAATATAAGTTCAACAAATATAAATTCAAACAATATAAACTTAAATAATACCCAAAACAATATAGTTATGATTAATTTTGGAAATGAAGATTTGGGTATAATAAATAAAAAAGAATTTATTGATAGGGTAGTTAAAAAACAAATTTCTGGTGTAAAAATACCAGAAGAAATATTAAAAATAATTCATTTTAATCCACAATATCCTCAGTTATCAAATATTTACATATCAGATATAAATAGAGAAAAATTTATGGTTTGGGAAGATGGTAAATGGGTTTTAACACATATAGATAAAATACCGCAAATTATGGATAAGATAGTTTTATTTTCAAATGATGCTGAAGAAGAATTACGTGCTAAACATCCAGATAATAAAAAATTAAATGAACGTTTAGATATATTAAAAAAATACAATAATATGATTGATGATGAATATATTCAAGAATTAAAAGATGATGATACAAATAGAAAAAATGAAATACAAAGATGTGAAAATTATAAAAAAAATGCTTATGATACAATAAAATTAACATTGTATAATGAAGGCAAAAAAATTAAAAAAAAGTAAATAAGTTTAAATTTTTATTTGATAATATTTTTATCTAATATATTAACATCAGTTATTTGTAAATTTGAAGGAATAAAATATATTATAGCTAAACAGTCTGTAATATTTAAAAAATACTTGTAAATTAATTTAATATCATCAAAACTAAACCATTCTAAATTTTTAAAATTAAGTTTTTCAATTATTTTATAATAATTATTAGAAATATATATTTTATTTTTATCAGTAGATTTAATTTGATATGTTAATTTATCAATTAATTTAAACATTTGTTCAGATGTCATATTTGGTTTATAAAAATTACCCAATATACTTTTAAGATTAGAATAAGTTCTTGAAGCCATATCTTCAAGTAATTCATTTTTATAATAATACATAAACCAATTAATATCATAATTTATTAACATACCTATTTTTATTTCTTTAATATATTTATAATTATCCAAATACAAAAAATATTCATTTAAAAATAATTCATCAGTACCATAACCATATGGTTTTAATCTTTTACCATAAATACCTTTATCATTTATATTTGGTGCATTTTTTATGAATTCTGTAATTATTGATTTAGGAAACTTGACATTAAAAACACCAAATAAACCGCAAAAAAAATGAGGTCTATACTTGGTAATTAATAACTTATCAATCATACCCATTCCAATAATTTCTTTTTTAGTTGATTTATAATTCATTAAAATTTTTAATTTTAATAAATCTTCATCATTTAAATCTACATCAATAACAATAACATTTAATGCATCATTTGAATCAAAATCAAAAATTGGAAATAATCGAGTTAATGCTCCAAAAACATCAATATGGTAATTTGAATTATCCAAATAGTTAAAACATTTAAATTGTACAATTTGTATTTTAGAATTTAGTAATAATGAATATATTTGATTATCTGCTTTAATATGTTCATCAATAAATATTCTTAATATATATTTTGATTGTGATTCTATTAATTTAATTAATTTTTTAAGTCCAGATATGTATATATCAAAATTTTTATAGTGTGAACCCATTTTAAAAAAACAAGTTGATAAAATATTATATTTTTTTGTTGTATCCCATTGTGATACCATTTCAAATTCGCAAATATCATTTATTAAAAAATTATTCATTGTTTTAATATATTATTAAGTGATAATAAAAATTGAAAAGATATTAAAATAATTATATATGTATATTTAATGAATTATATATTAAAATCTAATTGTGACAATGAAACTATTAATTTAGATGATAAAAATATTAATTTAAAAGAGGCAAATATCAAAGAAAATAACAATATAAAATTAACTAATGATATAAAATTAACTAACGATATAAAATTAACTAAAGAACAAGAATTAATATATGACCAATTAATTGAATTTGTTCAAAATAAAATAAATAATGAAATATTATTAGTAGGATATGCTGGTACTGGTAAAACAACATTAATGGCAAAATTTATAAATAATTTAGTTGAAAACAAATTATGTAAAAAAATTGTAATGGCAGCCCCTACACATAAAGCAGTTAATATAGCTAAATCAAAGTTATTTCCTGATCAATCAAAAGATTATTCTGAATTGAATAAAACAATAAATATAATGACAATTCATAGATTATTAAATTATCAATCATATGTGGGTCAAGAAGGTGAAAAATATTTTGCTAAAGGAAAAATAGATCCAAATTGGTCAATTTATAATTTAATAGTTGTTGATGAATGTTCAATGTTGTCTAATCAAATTATAACTGATATTAAAGAATTATTAAATAAAGAAATTAATTTCGGAGTAAAAATTATATATGTAGGTGACCCAGCACAATTACCTCCAGTTAATCAAGTAGATTCAAAAATATTTAATTCTGGAATTAAAAAATTAGAACTTGATAAAATAATTAGAACTTCAAATCAAATGATTATGGAGTTATCAAATTCGCATAGAAAATGGATATTTAGTAAAAAAGATGATGATATTCCTCATGTAGGAGAATATGAATCAGATGATATTAAATTATATTCGATAGAAAATAAAGAAACTAAAATATGGTTAGATGATTTTATTGAATTAATTAAAATGAATAATAACATTGATACAAAAAAAACAAATAAAATTTTATTATCAAGTGATTTAGATTCAGGTATTGAAAATAATATTTATAATCAACAAAAAATAGTCAATACAACTAATGACTTGATTAATAATCACGATAAAATGATAGATAATCATAATAATAATATAATATTAACATGGACAAATAAAAAATCAAATACTTATAATCAATATATAAGAGAAAATGTTTTTAATAAAAAAAATTTATCACAATGGGAAATTGGTGAAATATTAATATTTAATGATTTTCACAGAAAAATAATTGTTAATATTGATGCTGATAATTCTAATAATGAAGATGTTGTTAGTTTTTACACATCAGAACAAGTTAAATTAATAGGAATTAAACAAATTAAATATAAATTTGAACTTTTAAAATTTAAAATAAATAATAATATAACACCAGAATTAAATGATAAATTTAGAAAATATTACAAAAAAATAAATATATTAATACAAAATGAAATATTAGATGTTTATGAAATGAAAGTACAAAAAATTATTGATTTAATTGAAAATAAAGATAATACAACAATGATTATACCTGAATATACTATTATATCAGTTCATTTAGATTCAAATAAAAAACATGCTAATATTATTGAAAATATTGAAAAATACATTGTGGAACTTAAAACATCTTGTTATAAATTAATATCGAAATTAAAAATTGATAATATGAAAAAATGTGATTTACAATCGGAAGTTGAAAAAAAAATAAATAAATTATATAAAGAATATCAATTGAATATAATAGAGTGTTTTGCTGAATTAAATTATGGTTATTGTATTACAGTTCATAAATCACAAGGTTCAACATTTAAAAATGTCTTTATAGATATGAATGATATACTTTCAAATAATAATATTAATGAAACTTCCAAATGCCTTTATACATCAATAACAAGAACTTCAAAAACACTCAAATTATTAATTTAATATAAAATATATTTACTATCGATTTTTGTATGTTTAATTTTATAAAATAATAAATACATTATTAAATATAATGAGTGACATAATTAAATCAAATATTTCAAGTAAATATAATATAAATGAAAAAATTGGATTATATAAAGAAAATTTAATTAAATTTATTATTGAACAAAAAAATAAAATTATTCAAATAGGAACTATTGAAGAAATAGATTATATAATTGGAATATTATTTTTAACTGAAACCAATAGATATTGTAAATTAAATAAAATAACAATCCATGGATATTATTTGGCATTTACATTTATAAATGTTTTTAATAAAATTAGAAAAAAAATAACCAATGGATATACTTTTAATACAAATGATCTAACACATTTTATAACATCTTTATCAAAAAATATTAATTATTTAAGTTCAAGAGTAGATCAATTAAATCCAATCAAAAACAAAATATTATATGGATTACCAAAATTTAATATTGATTCTTTAAATTTATTGAATGAAATTTTCGATTATAAAATAATTCATAATGAACAAAACAATAATAATACTGATACACAAAAATATTGTAATAATAATTGCAGAGAATGTTTAGTAACAATATTATCAAAATTTTTTTATCTATTGTTACAAACTGCAAAATTCTTAGGAACCGGAACTTATAATGAACCAAATTTAATAAGAATATCAGAATATTATTCTAATATTTTTTATATATTATTAAAAAGTAATGATATTAATTTTATAAATGAACTTAATGTAAAATTATATACTGAAATATATGATAGTTATTTAAATTATAAAAATAAATTAAATTATTCATTGATTGAACTAAATTTAAATTCAGAAACATTGGATGAAATTATAAAATACTTAGATGAACAAATTACAGAAAATTTAAGTATAGGTATAAAATAAATTCTCTAATATAAAAATTATTAAAAAATATTTTTCTAAATTAAAATTATTATTCAAATGGAAAATAAATCTAATTTAAACAAAATTAATGGATTAAATATTATTGTAATTAGTATTATATCATTTTTATATATTTTATTAATTACTAAATTAGCAGAAATAATTAGTTCTCAATATACTTTTAATATAGATGATTATGGAGATTTAAATAATGAAGAAAATAAAATTAGCGTTTATGTTATGATTATATATTTTGTCAGTATTATTGGAATAATAATTGGTTATGTATGGTTTAGTAAAAATGATCATAATACTCAAACACCTAATTGGATTATTAGATGGAGTTTAAGTATTGGTGGTGTTTTAATGTTAATATATACTATAACAAATTTTTGGGAATATCTAAATGATTATTGTAAACTTTTATTAATTTTTTTAAGTATAACAAGTATTATTTATTATTTATACAAATATTATTAATAATATTTAATAAATAATTAATAATATTAATATTAATATTATCAATGATACAAAATAATAATATAAGTAAAAAGAATAAAAGTACAGAAAAAATCATTAATGAATATATTAAAAAAATATGTGATTATGATAATTTAAATAAAACTTTTGATGAAAAATTAAAAAATATAAATGAATTAACTGATAATTTAATTGATTATTGTATTAAAAAAAAAATACTTTACTTTATTGAAAATAAAATAAGTTATACAAGTATTGTATTTAATTTTAAAAATTATTTATCAAAATTTATAAAAGATTTAGTTGATCCTAATAGTGATATAATTAATAAATATATAATTAATTTTCAAGACGATAATGTTTCAATGGGAAAAATGGGATGGGATAACGTATCTGATTTAAATTCTGTTATGTTTAAAAACTTTAAAAATCTTAATGAATCATTTGAAAAAAATGTATCATTTGGAAATCAATTAGAAATTACTAATTATGATGAAGGTTTTGACGGATTTAAATTAAATGATAATGTCAATAAATCCAATTCAAATTATCAAGATTTAAATAATGATGATTTAAATAATTCTGACAATAGAATTTTACCTATTTATATTAAATTATTAATTAATCAAAATAAATATTTGATTGAGTTTACTGATAAATTAATATATATGTGTTCTATTTTATCTGAACACAATATTAAATATAAAAAACACAATCCATATAATTAATTGTTAAATTGTATAATACTTGTTGTGTTATTATACAATTTTGTTTTTTATTTTATTAATTTATATATAAATAATAATTTAAATGATTAACTTTTTTTCAGATGACATAAAACTTAACAAATTTATTATAAGATTAATTATATTTGTTAATAATTATTATAAATACGATAATATTTACTTAAAAAATAATTTTAATATCGATTCACATAATGACTTTGTTAAATTATTTAAAAAAAATTACAAAAAAAAAATATTATTTAGTTCATCAGAATCTGAATATTTATTTATAAATTTTTTAAATATTGATTTTAATTTTTTATTAGAAAAATACAAAGAACTTTATCCGGTTAAAATTTTAAATTTTTTTATTGCTAGAAAAAAATTTTATTTTAATTATTGTCATTTTTCAAATAATAATAAAAATATTCATACATATAAACACATTAAAGATATTTGTAATTGTAATGTTAAAGTAAAGTCAATTGTAAATTTACCTATAAAATCATTGGTTTATATTTTAAATCAAAATAAAGATAAAATACTAGGTAAAACAAGTATATCATATTCAAAACAATTATTATCATCTAATTTAGTAGATAATTTTAACAATAAATCTTTTGATATTAGTGATTCAGATGATAATATAGTTAAAAATAATCAAAAATCATTTTTTTCTAACAAAAAATCAAATTCAATAAACGAAATAAAATCAAAACCACTAAATATTATTAAAATTTCAAAAAATAATGAAGAATTAAAAAATATTGTTAAGTGTTTTAATAATTTAGAAATAGCAAATAATAATTTAGGTATTGATGTGATAGATAATCATTACACAATTGATTCAATGGTTTCTTCATCATCTTCAAATGATATTCTAAATGATAAAATAAATAAACAATTTAACATAAATAAACAATTAAATGACGAAAAAAATAATTGTGTAAATCAATTTTCATCAGAATCAATTAATTTATTACACAATAATAATTTTATTAAAAATAACAAATTATTAAACACAAATACCCAAATAACAAATAATAAATTAAAAGAATTTTATGAAAATAATTCAAATCCAAATCCAAATCCAAATCCAAATCCAAATCCAAATCCAAATCCAAATCCAAATCCAAATCCAAATCCAAATCCAAATCCAAATCCAAATCCAAATTCTAATTCTAATTCTAATTCTAATTCTAATTCTAATTCTAATTCTAATTCTGATTCTGATTCTGATTCTGATTCTGATTCTGATTCTGATTCTGAATCTGATTCTGAATCTGATTCAAATTCTGATTCTGATTCTAATTCCAACCCAACATCTAATCTTGATTCTGAATCAGTATCTAAATTAAGTATTAAACACAATGAGGAAAAATTTACAGATTTAAAAAATAAACAAAAAATAAAAATATGTATAGACTCAATTATAAATGAATTAAAAACAAATAATAATATATTATTTGAAAATAATAATATTGATAAAATTTGTATTGGATTAAAAAAAATTATAAAATCAGAATACACCAGTGAATTAACAACAAAATTTGATAGAATGTATCAAAAAATTATTTTGATTAATAAAATTTCAAATACTGATGATATGGAAAAATATTATAATTTGATAAATGAATTGAATGAATTTAAAAATTTATTATAAAAATATTTTAAAAATATATAATATAATATATAATATTAATGGAATTTACGAATGAAGAAAGAAATAAAATTAGATTTGCATATGATTTATTAAATGAAATTAATGTAAATGGAAAAAAATTTAATAGTATTAATTCAGAAGGTATATTATTATTATCAAATGGTAGTGATAATCAAAATATAAACATACATAGTTTTTCAATTAAACATAAAGAAAACGACAATGCTATTTCAGAAACTTCAGAAATGGGTCAAGCCGGTGGAATGTCTTTAAAATATTCAGAAACTTCAGAAATGGGTCAAGTTGGTGGAATGTCTTTAAAATATTCAGAAACTTCAGAAATGGGTCAAGTTGGTGGAATGTCTTTAAAATATTCAGAAACTTCAGAAATAGGTCAAAATGGTGGAATGTCTTTAAAATATTCAGAAACTTCAGAAATGTCAGAAATGCCAAATAAAATGATTGGAGGAACAAAAAATATATTTAAAAAAATGAATTATTCTGAAACATCAAGTATTAAAATGAGTAATGTTACAAATAATTCTAAAACATCCTCAGAAATGTTTAATGGAAGAAGTGACAAATATTCAGAAACTTCAATAATTGGTCAAATTGGTGGTAAAAATAACGAAACATCTGAAACATTAATGGGAATAAGTGAATTAAAACAAAGAAAAACTTCCAAATCAAATTTAGATATGGGTATATTTAAAAAAAATCAATCAGGTGGTTCAGCTGATAACAGTGTCAAAAAAAAAATGATGGATATAGGTATAAATTCTAATTCATCAACATCAAGTATATGTGAATAAAAATTAAATATATAAATTAATTTGTTAATTTTGAATATATAATTAATATATATATTCAAATAAATGGACAATAAATATGTTGATATTTTATTAATTATAAGTTGTATAATTGGGTTTATAATTGGAATATTAGTGGGTAATTATGGTGTATATATTTATAATATAATATTTTTTTTATTGATTATGACTATTATATTATTATTGGTAATAAAACTATCTTAATAATTAAATTAAACATAAATCATTAATAGAATTAATTTTACCTGTACAAATTTTATTACTAATGTTATAAACTGATACAAACCATAAACTAATTGTTAATATATAAATAAAAGTAGCAAAAGCTTGATGATCTTTATTAAAATCATATATTGGAGCTACTAATTGATATGTAAAACAATCATCTTCTTTGATTGTGGTTCCAGTATTTTTTTCTCTAATATATTTTTCCGCAATAGTTAAACAACAAGTATTATTATTAAGTAACCAATGTAAAATAATAAATGGTACAACAATTATATGTAATAATATTAAATAATTAGAATCTGAAAAAGGAGCTGCTAATACAAATATAATTACAATTAAATGTATAATATTAATTAACACGACTAGACTATCATTTAAAAAGCTCATTATAAATTTATATAATAATATTATATAAATTATTATTATATAATAAATTTATGAATATATTAGAAGCATTTATTAGAAAATACGGACAATTAATAATTTTAATTTTAGGATTACCATGTTCAAATAAATCTGAAATAGCAAAAGAACTTGAAATTGATTTAAAATTACCGATATTAAATATAAATGATTATCTCATTAAAGACAAATATAAAGAAGTTGAATATGATAAAATAAAATTTAAAATATATGAAGATTCTGAAAATTATGATTGGGATAGATTAAATGAAAATGTAAATGAGTTAAAATCTACGGGTTTAATTTTATATGGAAATTATATCGATTTAAATAAAATAAATTTTAATTACGACTTTGCTTTTTTTTATTCAATGAGTAATAGTTTATGTCAAAAAATTTTGACGGAAAAAAATTTTTTAAAAATTGATAACGTTGAAAATGAAAAAATATATTTTGAAAAAATATTTTATCCAAAATACAATGAATTAAAATCTATTGTAAAATTTAATAAATTTTATAATATAAAAGAAAATACATTATTTGATGAGTCATATGATTTAGTTTTTAATTTATTGATAGAATTAATTGAGTCAAGATTAAAATAATTATTTATAAAAATATTTTTTTATAATATTCATAATATATAGTACTATTTATAAATATGAATATTATGAATTCAAATAAAGTAACTAAATACATAATTAGATTAAAAAAATCTATTATTTTAAATAATAAACAAAAAATTTCAAATTATTATGATCACTTAAAATTTCATATTCAATTAGGAGGAACTAATATATCAGAATCATCAGAATTTAATGAAACATTGAATTCTCTTGATAAAATAATTTCAAGTCTTACCACAGACCAAACAACTAATTCAAATTTAGATAGTGATTTAAAAAAATGTAATGATACTTTAAAACAATTACAAGAACAAAACATAAAATTACAATCAGATTTAAAAGATTTGGATGCCAAACTTTTAGAATTAATAAAAAATAATGAAGAAATTAGTAAAATTAAAACAAAACAAACAGAAGAAATTACATTACTAAATTCAAAAATTGATAAACTTAATGAAGAAAAAGCAAAATCAGATGGTGAAATTAAAATTATTTTGGAAAATAAAAACAATTTAGAAGATAAATTTGAAAATATAAAAAAAACATTATTGAAATTATTTAATATTTCTGGAGATGTTCAAATTAATTTGGATAAAGAAATAGATACAATAAAAGAAAAAATATTAAAATATGAAAGTATTATTAAAAACATATTAGAAAAGGCTGATGGTAAAGATTTAAATGTAAATGGTGAATTAGAAAAGTATGAATCAGCATTAATTGAAATAAAAACAAGAAGTAATAATGCTTTAAAACTTGAAAAAGAATTAGAAGAAATAAAAAAACAAAATGAACATTTTATTTTGCAAACTAAAACAATTGATGAAATCACAAAAAGTTTATCTGAAAAAAATGAAGAAAACACAAAATTACAACAAATTATAAATGATAAAGATAATGAAATAAAATCTTTATCAAAACAAATTGATGAACACAAAACAAAAATTAAAGAATTAGAAAATTCAGTTGAAGATAAAACAAAAGAAATGAAAAATATGCTATTACTGTTTAATAATAAAATCGAATTACTAGTAAAAAAAATTTATGGAGATGATTTTGATAAAATTAATAAAATATTAAAAAAAGATATATAATATGTAAATTTGATATATAATATGTAATAAGTAAACTTGATATATAAAAAATTGATTATTATAATATATAATAATGTATATTATAAATTATTTTACAAAAGTTTAAAATGGGTGATTTCTCAAATTTAAATAATATTAGTAGGATTAATGAAATTTTACATTATATTAATCCATTAGAAAATACAATTATTTTAAATAATAATTTAATTAAAAAAGCTAATTTAGATGTATTACCTGATAATATAACTAATGTATTTTTAGATAATAATAAAGTAAATATGGTTTCTTGGGATGATAGACAATGGAAAACAATTAGTATAAAAAATAATGATTTTGATACTGGTGAATTTGATGGATTTGAATCTGATAAATTAATTTTAGATAATAATGACATAAAAGAAATAACTTTTGCCAATTGTAAAATTAATTGGTTATCAATTCAAAATAATAACATAACAAATATAAACTTTTTTGATTGTCATATAAAGTTTTTGGATTTATCTGCAAATAAAATAAGTAATATTATAACTTTACCCTTTGGTTTAGAAAAATTAAGCTTATGTGGAAATAAAATTAAAGAAATATCAATTAGTTTATCGGATAATATAAATTACTTAGATTTGTCAGATAATAGATTAAAAAAAATTCCAAATATTCCAAAATCAATAAAACATTTAGATTTGTCAAAAAATATGTTTGAATCTATAGATTCAACACTAATTCCAACCCAATTAGAATACTTTGATATAACACATAACAAAATAAAAAATAATACAAAATTATTTAAAAAATTAAGTTCTGATATTGTTAAAATATATTATGATACAGATAGTGATGATGATAAAAGTGATGATAATAATGAAAAAATATATCCAGAATTATCAATCTCATCAGAATCATCAGAATCATCAGAATTATCAGATGGTTCTGATTTATCATCAATAAAACTAAATTATCAAAAACAACAAATATCAAATGGTTATAAAGAAATAAAAATTGATTCTGATTCTGATTTGAATTCTGTAGAATATTTAGATGATTTCGATAATGATGAAGAAATAAATAATGTTATTAAAGAATATAATGAATCTAATAACAATAATCATAATGAAGATGATAATAATAAAAATATTCAAAGTGATAAAACACAAGAGTTTAGTACATTGGATAAGCAAAATTTAATTAATGATTTGGATGAAACAATAAGTCATAGGGAATTAATGTTAAGAGCAGCTATTTATAGATTTAGGAATAATGGAGAAATTAACCCAAATAATATCAAAAGTAAAAAAGAATATTTACCATTGATTCCAATTGAATTAAAATGGAATATTAATTTAAATTAAATTAAATTTAAATTTTTGTCAATAGAATTTTATTATTAAAATGGATATTTTAACAAATTTTAACGATATTATACAATCAATAATTATTATAGGAATAATAATATTTGGAACAAAATTAATTAATTATTATTATAATTTTTATCATATTTATAGTTATTTAGATTATGAACAAAAATTAGGATATTTTAAATCAAATAATTTAGTTAATTTAATTTCTAAATATGTTTTTATAAAAAAAATAATCGTTTATTATTTTTTAATCCCAATTATAAAATTAAATTATTTATTTATATCTTTATTTATAACTTTACTTTATTCATTATGTTATACTGAATTTAAAAAAATATTAATTAATCAACACAAAAAAAAATACAGTAATAAAAAAAATAAAAAAAAAACATATGATTTAATATTATCAGAATCATCAAATGACATCAAAAATATTAATGTAAATAAAGATATTTTCAGTAATATTAATAATGATTTTACAAATAATTCAAATTTATCTTGTGAAGAAAATAATTTGCAAAATGATATTGAATCAAAAAATAATATTGAATTAAAAACTTATATTGAACTTGGAAATATTAATACTATAGAAAAAAATAAATTTAATGATGAAATATATAATGTTGATAAAATTGGCATTGATTATGCTAATGGAATATTAAATATAATAGAATTTATGTCAGATACAAATTTAAATGATATTAATGATATAAATGACATAAAAAATATTAATGATAATGAAAAAGATAATAATATTGAAGTAAATAATAAATTTAATTTAGATACTCTAAATAACGATGAAATTATAAATAAAAGTGATATATCTAATAATAAATTTAATTTACTAGACGAAATTGATTTATTAAAATCAAACAATAAATTAGCAGATTATAATAATGACAATAATAACTTAGGTAATTTTATGCTTAAAGAAAAAAATATTACTGATAATATTATTCATAATAATGATAATGATATTAATGAATATTTAATAATTGATAATAAAATTAAAACAATATCTGAAAAGATAAATTTAAATGATAATTTAATTCAAAATAATAATTTAATTCAAAATAATAATTTACAAGTATTAGAAAATGAAGAATATGGTGAATATGGTGAAACAATTAATTTTGATGAAATTGATTTTGGTATTAAAATTGAAAATGCAAAAACTTTTATGGATAATACAATTCTGAATGAAAATACCACAAAAGAAAATAAAATAGATAAAAAAATAATTAAAATAGGTAAGAAAAAAAATAATTAAAAATATTTGATAAATATAAAAATTTTTAATATATAATTATATAAAGCAAAAATGAGTTTTATAATAGATAAATATATAAAAAATAATGGTAATTACAATTATGCATATGTTGTTATGATATTAAATGAAAATATATATGCAAATCCAGGTATTGTTTTTGCAGAATCTTTAAAAAAAGTAGGTTGTTTATGTGATATTATTGCTTTAGTAAATGAAAAAATTAATAAAGAAACAATCACACTATTAAAAAATTTTTATACTAAAATTATTAAAATAAAAACAATAGAAATTAATCATAAAAATTCGATACAAAATATAATATTAAGTAAAATAAATGCGTTTAAAATGATTGAATATGAAAAAATATTTTTAATTGATGTTGATACAATTATTTTTACTAATCCAGATAATTTTTTTTTAAAAGATACTGAAACACAAATAAATAAAGATTCTAATATAATTTATATGCCAGATATTAAAAATTATGGATTTATTTTATTAAAACCATCAGATAATATTTATAAAAAATTTTTGGAATTAATATTAAAACACAAACAAGAATTAAAAATACATCCAAAACCTTTGGAATTATTGTTTAATTTAGTTTTTAAAAATGATAATATTAAAAAACTGAATTATAAAATAAGTTATGATTCTTATTCTAATGTAGATTGTATTCAATATAGAAAAGATAAACCTTTTTTAATGACAAGTAATTTAACAATTGAAAAAAGACAACAATTAGACCATTTTAAAGTATGGTTTAGTTATATAATAAATATAATAAATAGATATCAAGAAATAAAAGAATATGAATGTGTAAAAGAAACAATTCAAATATCAAAATATTTTTTAGCAAGTTTATCAAGATTTATAGTAGAATTTGTTAAATCAAATAAAAATAATGATGTGTTAAATGTCACTAATATATATGGTAGTAATAATTATAAAAATTTACATTATTATCATTTAGATTTAACAAAAGAATATACAAATAAATTTATTAAATATAACACTGATACTTATGATATAAAATCTTTTTTAGAATATTTAGATTTGGAAATAAACAAAAATACGAAAAAATTTATAAATTATTATAATTTTACATCTACTAAACTTTTAATAGAAAAATTAGATAATGAAGATATGGTACTTTTATATATTTTTTTAAATAATTACATTAAAATGTTTCCAAATATATTTGTTGTATTGGAAATTTCAACACAAAAAAATAATCAAAATGATTGTTTAGACTTAAAAAATAATTTAGTATATCGAAAAACAATGAATATTAAAAACAAAATAACAAAAAATATTATTTTTAATTTATATCAAAATTTCACTTATAATCAAAGAATTATGTATATAACAAAATTATTAGATAAACCTAATTATAATATTACATTATCAATTTATGAACTTTATAGTTCAATTAATGAAAATGACAAAAATTCTAATTTAGATTTATTTATCTTTTATGAACAAAGTTCAAAAATAAGAATTAGTTCAATTTTTTTTAATCCAAACACAATAGACCAAATTAACTTAAATACACAATGCTATAATATATTTAATGATGAATTAAAGATAAATTGTTTATCTTTAGAAAAACTAACTTTAATTACATATTTACAAACATTAAAAAAATATATTTATAGTGTATATTCTGGCGATGAAATTAATAATTTGGGTTTGTATTTAGAATCATTTAATAAAATTATATTAATTGATAATAATAAACATCCAATAAGTAAAATAAAAAATATAAATAGAAATAAGATATTTTTTATAAGCATAATATTTTCAAATTCATCCCAATATAAAGATATCATAAAAGAAAAAAATATTAATGTGACAAGTATATATGATTTGGATAAATATTGGGAATTTGAGGGTATTAAATTTTTAAAAAAAATGAATAATTAATATAAATTTATTAATTATATATATATTATAAAAATATAAAAAATGAATAGTTTAGTTAAATTATTTTATAAACTTGTATTATACTGTACATTATTTAAATTAATTTATTGCTTTAATCAAAATAATAAAACATGTAATATTTTAAGTTTTAGTGGTGGTGGTTCATTTGGAATTGTAGAAGTGGGAATTTTATCTCAAATTTCATTAGATGGATATGATATGATAACAGGCGTATCGGCAGGTGGTTTAAATGCTGGATTTTTATCATATTATAATATACCAAATATTAATTTTACGGATGGAATTGAAAATTTAGCAAATATTTACATAAATATGAATAATTCTGATGTTTATAAACATAACTTTGAACAAATTCAAAGAACATGGTCATATTATGATACTAGTCCATTAAGATTAACAATTCAGAAAGAATTGTTAAAAATGAAAACTAAACCATCAAAACCGACATTGATTGGTTCAACAAATTTAAATACTGGTTTTTTTGATGTGTTTGTTTTTAATGAAAAAAAAGATATAAAAGAGCAAACAAATATAATGATGGCAACAAGTGCAATTCCTTTACTTTTTCCACCACAATTTATAAATAATAATTATTATGTGGATGGGGGAGCAGTAGCAAATGAAATATTGAATGGAATAGAAGGTTATTTACCAGAATGTAATAATTACAATATAACATTTATTACTTCAAGTGAAAAAATTAATCAAATTGATTCAATAAGAACATTTGATGAATATATAAAAAGAATATTTCAAGTTGTTATAAATGATTTTAATAATGAATTCGTAGAAATTGGAAATAATCCTTGTAAATTTTCAAAAGGAATTATTAATTATTGTTATGCATCAAGTGATAAATTAAAAAATTATTCTATTTTAGACTTTTCACATGGTGCTGAATTATATGATATTGGTAAAAATGAATTTATTTGTGAAAAATACGATTATTGTTAGATTTTAATAAAAATATTGATATTTTTAATGTATATATATAGTTTTTATAAATATATAATACTTAATTTGATAAAATATGGTTGATGATTTTATAATTCAAATAGAAAATTCAAACACTTTTAAAAAATATTTAAAAAAAATAACAAAAGATAACATTTATTGCTACTGGTGTGAAAAAGATGAATTAGAAAAAATATCTTCAAATGTAGAATTAAATTGTTCATTTCTATCTTTCTTTTTATCATCAAAAGATGACAAAATTATAGAATTAGTAAATAATGGATATATATTTATATTTTTAAAAAATCCAAAAATACTATATGGTATTGTTAAAGTTGAATCAGTAATTATAAAAAATCTTTTGAAAAATAATTACTTGGAAGAAGAAGATTTAGATTATAATAATGAAATTATAAATAATAAATTAATATTAATTGATGAAAATAAATTTAATGATTTAGTTAAACAATATAAAATTATTGAAGTACCAAAAATGATGTTTGTAAAATTTAAATATATGTATAAATTTAAATTCGAAATCACTTTAAAAAAATTAAATGATTTTACTAATAATTCTCAATATAAATATCCAAGATGTGTTCAAAATAAAGAAATGATTAAATGTAATTATATAGATTTTTTAGATAATTTAATAAATTTTATTGATGACTTGAAAAAACAAGATGGGAATATTAATAATGATGAGAATACAAATAATAAAAATTTACTAGAAACAAATATAAAAAATAATAGTCTAAATCAAAAATTTTGTATTCCAGTATTGTGGAATTTTTGTGATAGTTTAAAAAAAAAATTAAATAAATTAGAATCGAATAGAAAACAAAAAAAATTTTTTGTTTCACATTATAATAATTGTAAAATTTGTGAAATAAATGACAATAATAGTAAATTTATAAATTTATTAAATAAAGATATTGTGATTAAAAATATAAATAATCCAAATGATATTAAAATATTTGATTTAGCGATTGATAGTTATAAAAATTTAGATAATTTGAAAATAAATGAAGAAATGAATAATTTGAATTTTGAAAAAGGTAAAATTAATATATTACAATGTTCTAAATCTGAATCTGAGTATAAAAAATGTTTATTAATTATAGAATAAATTTTTATTATATAAATATATATTAAATGTGTGGTATTTTTGGGATAATAAAAATAAAAAATACTAATTTAAATTTAAATATAAGTACTAATTTACAAGAATTAATAATTTCTGCTTTAAATTTACTTAAAAATAGAGGTTATGATTCTTGTGGAATATATTTAACTAATCAAAGTGAAAGTGAATATAATAACAAATATGAGTTTATAGAAAAATTTGGAATAGATGGAGAAATTATTAAAAATAAAAAATTAAATCAAATTAAAACATATGATATTTTTAATTTAATGGAAGATAAAATAAAGCAAATACCAGTAAATATTAATTTTACAAAAGGTATCGGACATACCAGGTGGGCAACACATGGTGGTAAAACAGATTCAAATTCTCATCCTCATATATCATCGAATGGTAAAATTAAATTAGTACATAACGGTATTATTTCAAATTATGATGAATTAAAACAAAAATATCTTCCTAATTATAAATTTAATTCATCAACAGATACAGAAGTAATAGCAAATATGATTGAATATTTAAAAGAAACAGAACCAACAAAATCAATGGAAGAAATATTAAACCTATTAATAGAATTAATGGAAGGAACATGGGCTTGTATAATTTCTGATTTTGATAATCCTTCTAAATTATTTTTTATAAAAAATGAAAGTCCTTTATTAATAGGATTATCTGAATCTGAACAAGTAATAATGTTTACATCAGAACCAAGTGGTTTTATGAATATGATATCAAAATATATATTATTAAGAGAAAAAACATATGGTTATATATCTACTAATGGTGAAATTAAAATTAATGGTGAATATAAAGAATTGGAATTAATAAAATCAACTGATAATGATATTAAATTAAATCCTTCATACTCACATTGGATGATTAAAGAAATTAATGATCAATCAAAATTAAATGTTTTAATAGACCCAATTACTAATCAATTAAGATATTCACAAGATAATATTATTCTTCCCAATATAGATTTTATAAGAGGATGTAAATATTTATATATAATAGCTTGTGGAAGTTCATATTATGCTGGATTATTAGCATCAAATTATTTTAGATTTACTAAAGCATTTGAATTTGTTAATGTATTTGATGGTGGTGAATTTACAAGAGCTCATTTAGAAGCTATTGACAATCCGGAAGAAAATTTATTAGTGTTATTAATATCTCAGTCAGGTGAAACGAGAGACCTTAATATTGCCGCAACCATATGTAGAGAATTTTCATCTAATAGAAAGAAAAAATTAAAACCTAATAATCTTTTATATAAAAATGATTCTGTAAATGATTTTGTTAATATTGAACAGAATAATAATTTAGAATTGGAAAGTAATAATAATGAAATTAAAATTATTGGTATAATTAATGTAATTGGTTCATTAATATCGAGAAGAACAATAGAAAATATTTATACAAATTGTGGAAGAGAAAATGCAGTAGCATCAACAAAATCTTGTACATCACAAATTTTAGCCTGTTTGTTATTAGCGATTTATAAATCTGAATTAAACTCTAAATTAAAACCTGAATTAAAAAATAAATTTTTATTTGATTTAAATAAATTACAAACAGATATTATCCAAACTATTGGGTTAGAAGAAAAAATAAAATCAATTAGTGCTAATATACTAAAAAAAAATAAATCAAGTATTTTTATTTTGGGAAAAGATGAATTAAATGGAGCTGCTTTAGAAGGAGCACTTAAAATAAAAGAAATAGCATATTTACACGCTGAAGGATATAATATATCTGCTTTAAAACACGGTCCATATGCAATGATTGAAACTGATACCCCTATAATACTTTTATATAAAAATAGAGATCATTTTGTAAAGAGTATTGTTGAAGAAATTAAAACTAGAGGTGCATATGTGATTGAAATAAGTTATGATTGTAATTATAATGATTCAAATTCAATACAAATTCCTACTAATAAAACATTTACTGGATTACTATGTGTAATAGTTATGCAATTATTATCATTTCATTTATCAATTGCTCAAGGAATTAATCCAGATATGCCAAGAAATTTAGCAAAAGTTGTAACTGTTGATTAATTAATAATTTTAAATTAATTATAATTTTTATGTATATATAATTATATATAAAAATATGGAACAAAATTATAATAATACAGATGAAGTTATATTAAATAAAGGTAGTATTTTAACTACAAAAGAATTATATCAAAAAATAAAAGAAACACAAACTTTAGAAATATTTAAAATTGCATTAGCTTTTTTGATATCAACTTTTGCTATAAGAATATTAGATAATCTGATATTAAAAAATTATGAAAATAATAAAATTTTATATTCAATAATATTGATACTGACATTATTTATTACTATAAATATAGCAATAACTCTTTTAACTAATATTAAAATAAATAATGATAAAGATGAATTATTAAAAAAATTAACAAATTAATTTAATTCTTTTATTAGTTCCATTTCAAGAGTATTTACATTTAATTTAGAAATAGATGCAAAATTAACACCTTGATTATTAACACCATTAACAAATGGACCAATTTTCAAACCATATAAATCAAAATTTTGAATTTTATAAAATATTTCAATAAATTTTTCTCTGGTAACATTTGATAAATCATAAATATTTTTAAGTACTTCAATTATTAACAAACCTGAATAAAAACCATATATTGTAGCACTTGAATTTATATCTATTTTTTTTTTGTGTTGATTTTTAAAATATTTTACTTCATCAATAAATTTATTATATAAAATCGGATATGAATTATTGATATTATAAATAAGATTTGTTTGATAAATATTTTCTTTATCATAATTTGATAATTGACTATAATTATCTTTACTTGTATCTACAAAAAAATTATAATAAATATATGTTTGAGGTCTATTTTTTTTTATAAATCCAAGAATATATGGTAATTGTTCTTGAGCCACGAATAACAAAATAGCTTGAATATTATTATATGTTTTTGATTTAGAATATTCATTGGTATCAAAAGCATTTTTAACATCAAAAATAGATTCAAAACATTTTTTTAAATCTATTGTATTTCTTTCATAACTACCTGATGAAATAATATTGATATCAATTTTGTGTTTAATCATGTATTCTACAATACTATTAAAAAAAGCTAACCCATATGTATCATTTTGATATATTATTGATATGTTTTTAATATTATTTAATATCATGTTATTAATTGTTAATTCAAATTCATATAACAATGTGCTATTTGTTAAAATTAAATATTTATTAAAATATTTTCTATAAGATAATGCTGCAGAAAATGGTGCTATAACAGGAATAGGTCTTTCTTTAATTGTA